ACCGTGCCAACGCATTCTCAACCAGCCGCAGTTGCTGCCGGCTCATGCTCCAGTGGGCAGATATGTCGAACTCCCGCTCGGCAGGAATCTCAGCCGCCCGCGCCTTGCTGATGATGTTGATGTACGCATCGCCGCCAACACCGGTAGCAAACATCGGACCGTCTTCCATCTTCAGTGCAGCGTGTGATCGGAACTCGAGTCCGAGCGCCTTGCCAAGGTCGTTGTAGTCAGCGCCCTTCATCACGTCTGTTGTCGTCAGTCCCAGATACCGGAACGCCATAGAGTGTAGAGTGCGGAACCAGACAAGCTGCTTCTCGTCGTAGCCGAACTTCTCTTTTGCACGAGCCAGCGCCTCGTCTGCGGCCTTGCGGCTAAACGAAACAAACGCAATGCGCGTCGGATCCATGCCGCCTTGCAGCGCATCGTCCACGATGTTGAGGAGGGTGGTTGTCTTGCCTGTGCCCGGTGGGCCAAAGATTGCCTTTTCCATCAGAACGGAATGTCCTCCCCTTGTATGTCGATGTCCGGAGCTTCGACCTCGGGACTGAAGGCAGGGATGTGCCAGACTCGAACTGTTTTCCACTGGCTGTCAGAGCCTTTGAAGCTCTTTGTCCCCGACGCTTTACCGTCTGGATTCAGTTCTTTCAGGCGCTCCTGAATCTGACCACGACTGTAGGTGTCGAAGCGGTTGTTCCGCAGGTACTTGATCAGAGACTCGATGCGGAAGTAGGTCAGCCCGTCCTCGGTCCACGGCTTGCCCAGTGCTAGTTCCTCGGGACTCGCAGCTTGAACCCTGCCGGTGCAGAACTCTTCGAGGAAGTCCATGAACTGACCCTTGTATGTCAGTTCCTCCGGCACCTCGATCTCGCTCATGTCGGACATCAGCATCGTGACCATAGCCTGCCAGTCGCCCAACTTCATTAGCGGAGGCATTTGATGGATCTGTTCCATACATGCCTTCTGGAACTTCTGCGGTGTCTGTAGCTCCTCGGTAATCAACTCTACACGCTTGCCATCAACGTCGCAGAACCAGACCGGCGGCTCCGACTTGACCACGCACAGCCCAGTGATGTCGGCGGAGGCACTGCCCCCACCGATTCCGAACTGCTTCGTTTTGCACAGGGTCTTGTTGCAGCGAGACTTGAACGGCTCCTGCTGGCAGGGGAAACCGTACTCTTTCTTCTCGTGTTGTGTCTGGATGATCACCATCTCGGATGCAGGCAGCGGAGGCTGCACATGAGACATGTTGATCTCTTCGAGCCTGCCCTTCCAATTTTCTGGCTGCTCTTTCTTACACGCCACGCACGTGCCGAACATTACGATGTTCCGCGTTCCCTCTGGTACGCCGTCCGAGAACAGGCTCTGCATACAGGGTGGGTATTCCATAAACTCGTCGAGGCTGCGCCCGAGGGACAGTGTAACGAAAGCGTCTGGAGTACACCGTCGAGCTTCAACAAGCTCTAGAAACTCCTCGATCTCTGCTTCGTCGCCATCTTCCTTAATGGCGTAACGCATCGTCTGTTCCGAATCAAAGTACGGAAGGTTAATAAAGTTACCAACATCACCACGCTCGACGAGAAGCTGCTCCTGCTTTGGGAACACCTCGCAACCGCCGTAGCCAAGAAAGGCACTGATCTCACCCGCCTTGTCACGGAACTCGCCAGCGCCAATCTCCTCTGTGAAAAAGAAGAAGATATGCGCGCCACCTGATTTCGAACGGCAGACCACAGCGGGGATGTCATTGTCTCGTAGCCTCTTGTCTATTGCCGCAAGGTCCAGCGGGTACTGATCGATGTCGAGTGCGCCAAAGGAACACTTGTTGTTTTCCTTAATCGGGATCGAGCCAACACCCTTGGCGCCGGCAAGATGCCCTTCAATAAGTTCGAGCGTGAGCGGCTGACGTACGATAAAGGACTTGGCCTTCTGCTTACCGGCTCGACGTTCTTCTGATATTTGTGTCTGTCCATGTGCTGCGCTGAATCCTTCAAACGCAGCCATGAACCGTTGTGCTAGGTTCATACCTGCCCCCATAAAAAAAGGCAGGGGGTGATCAACAAGCAAACTTTGTGCGCGAAAGGAGCACACCCACCGGACCTGTTAATCTTTCCGCAGCCCCCTGTACCACGGTCAAAACCCCGGTGGATTAGAAGGGGATATCGTCGTCAGTGTTGCTGGAGGCAGTGTTCGACTGCTTGCTCATCTCGTCCTGTGTACCAGCTTGTGTCTTTACATCGCCGGAACGGAACGATTGGAAGAATGCTTTCGCAGCGTGAAACGCGGAACTTGGAACTTCGGTCGGCTCGACACGAGACACGCCATAGTTGTACCACGTACCCTTGTCGTTGCTTTCCGAGATCACCGTCATCTTCCAGGCAGTGCCCCACATCGGTGGGTTGAACAGTCCTTGTGGTCCTTCGTACTGCACCATACGCATCTGCGTATTCCAGCGACGAGACACCTTCAACTGTGTCTTCTTCATGTCACAGATCGCCTGCTGTGTATGACCTGTTTTAAGATCAACAAGCAACACAAGATGCTGTGCCGAACGGACAAGCTCATTACCCGACGGTAGTATTTCTGCCGCGCCATTGCGTGTAGTGTTCTTCACGTCCGGTGAATTAGGATCCAACTCACCGTGGAAACCTCCACCAGCCTCACGCAATCCGAACTCGAGGTACTTGACGGTGTACCCACACGGAATAACTACTACGCCTTCCTCGCCGTCCCAGACCTGCTGAGTAACGGTGTTAAATAGATCACCTGCGGATGCGCCCTTGATGAACTTGGCGTCACCCTTCTGCACCTCTGGCGACAGAGGCTGGAGAATCCGCAAGAACGGAATCTGCATATCCTCTGTGCCAATTGAATCCATGCCCTCGCCTGCAAACTCTGCCATGTCAGCAAAGATTGTGGACGGTGCGGTTTCTTTCTTATCTGCTACTGCTGTACCAGCCATGTTAGTTCCCCATCACTTGTTCGATGTTGTTATCGAGATTAGCCACCATAACTCGCTGGCCTCTCCCACTGTCACCGGGCCTTCTTTCACCCGTGTACTTAATCAGTCCCTTCCTCGCCAAGGAAGCAAACCTTGCTGTCACCGAAGAATACGATTTGATGTTGTAGTTTTCCCTACAGAACCTTCTAACATCATCCGAAATACACCCGTTTGGGCTGGACTTTATCGCCCGCAGCACCAAACCCTCTAGCTTTGTCGGGTCTATACTTTGTGCAGCCTCGATGCTCGTATCCGGAGCATCTGTTCTGTAAAGAGTTCTTACGTCTTCCATCACTAGCTCCTTGAAATCTTGGCTTCTGTGCCAACAAAAACCCCAAATGTGTCGAAGTCCAATTCCTTGCCGGCTTCGATTCTGTTCTTGACCCACGCCTTCAGGGTGGACGGATGTACGTGAGTCTTTTGTGACGGATCAAGACCGTACTGTTGCCGGAGGTCATCGACCACCGAGCCAGCCATGTTGTCTTGTCCTGCTGAGAACGAGATCGTTACATCATTTTTTATGATGTCGGCCTCGCCAATGGATCGCAGATAACCGAACGCTTCATTGCGCTTGTCCTCTGTAATCCGCGCGTGAACGAACTGCCGCAGAGTAACCTTGTTACCGTCCACGGTGACGCTGTCCATGCCCATCTCTTCCATGAGCATTGGAATATCTTCTTCGTTGATCTTGCGCTTTTTAAATTTCAGATCTTTCAGAAACTGTTCTGCATCTGCGATCTGCTTATCGATCTCGAGGGATCGACGGATCAGGTTGGAAAGGTCGCTTGCGCCTTCCTTCTGCACGTTGTCAAACTTGTCGGCGTTGACTGCCTCTTCTTCAAATAGCGAGAACACATCGCTCATCACTCTCTCCTTCTGGTAAAAAGTTTAACCCCTTCGGGTGGTGGTGCAGCCCTGCCCACGGAGGTAAGCGCGGGCTGCGGCCAGTGTGATACACCGGCAAACTTTTATGGTCAAGCAGCTTTCTGCTGCTCCTGTAATTTGACCATGTGTGCAATCTGACGACTCACACTTCTGTCGCTGTCCTCTGCCAGCTTCTGTAACTTTTTGTAAATCTCTATCGACACTGCAACAGATTTGTACTTCGTCTTGTCCACGTTCTTCTCCTTGATTTTATACGAAGATTAAGGGAAACTTACCCCATACAATGCGAGGGAGTCAAGCATTCAATGGGAATAGATCATAGAATCCGTGACGGCGCTCAATGTGAGCTTATTGCCGCCGCGTGGTTGGTACAACAAGGGTGCTATGTCTACCAACCGGTCATGTCTCAGGGTCCAATAGACCTGATTGCTCTTGCGCCCGACGGCAAGCTTCACCTGTTCGATGTCAAGAAAGCAGCGCAAAGAGAAAACGGATCGTACATATCTCGAAAGCTTAAAACCAAACAGAGAAAGATGGGCGTACGTCTTCTGTATGTGGAACCCGAGACGGGAAGATGTGCTTTGTACCCTCATCAACTTTACTCTTCTTTAACAGTTCAACATCAGGCCATCATCGAGAAGGCTTCTAATCGTCATTGGCACGGGGGGAAAGTTCCAACCATCTCCGGACTTCTTCACCCAGAGCAGCAGCCGACAGTTCAATCTTCTTCTGAAGCGTCTTCACAATGTGAACATCCACAGTCTGCGGAGCCATCAGGTCAACGTATAGAACAGGATGATGCTGACCAATCCGATGCGCTCGATCCTCTGACTGCACCCTACTCTCGAGATTGAAGTCGTTTGCATAGTAAACCACGTTCGTTGCAGCATGCAGTGTCAGACCCATGCCAGCGGTCTGCGGGTTGCCAACAAAGAATCGAACGTCACCTGTCTGGAATTGTTTCTTTGCTTCCTCACGCTGGTCACTGGTTGTGTCGCCGAAGTATGTGACTGTGCTTTCTGGTCCATATTTTTTCTTTAACTCTGCTTCAATCTTGCGGATGTCGTAGCGGAACCTGGACCAGATAATAACTTTACCAGTCATCTCTTCAATGCAGTCCAGCAGCGCCGTAATCCTGTTGCTGGGAATCTCCACCAGTTCGCCGTCGTCTGTTACCAGATGCCCACACAGTAGCTGTTGCAGCCTGATCAGCTGCGTCATAGCAGCGGGCGCCGAAACCAACTCACCACTTTCAAGTATCGCAATCGCAGCCTTCTTGAGCGAGTGGTAGTGCTCGATCTGCTGCTTGGTCAGTGAGACATTGCGTGTGGTGTAGACTTTATCCGGAAGATCCAGCGCCTCGTCTTTCGTTACGCGATACGAAAACGTCAGCAGCTTGTTCGATAACTCTTCCAGATTCCGATAGCCCACCACCTGATTGAAACTGTGCGATCCCATCCGCTGCGTTCGCGTGATCGCATACCTACCTTGAAAAGAATAGAACGAGTCGAACCCGAGCAGCCGCTTGTCCATGAATCCACATTGTGCATACAAATCCAACGGTGACTTGGTTACCGGTGATCCCGTCAGGATCCTTTTATATGCAGCCTTTGCACCGAAGATGACCAGCGTCTTAGTGCGTTTGGCTTTGGGGTTCTTGATTGTAGTGGACTCATCAACAGCAAGTAAGAACGTGCTGCCTTGTGTGAACTTATCCACAAAAGCTGGCAGCTTCTTAGTCGCAAACCCTTCCACGTTTGCCAGAAGGATGCGGAAGACACCACGCTCTTTAACACCGGCTGCAAGACGTTCTGCCTGCGACTTGTTGGGACTCGGATTCCATACATAAACCTCGTGCGGAACGGCTTCGGGGAAATGGGTGGGAATCTCCGCCGTTTCCCAGTTGCGATAAACACCCTTCGGCGCAACAATAACCGCCGTGTCAATACAGCCCTGCTCGTAGAGCCACACCATGTTGTCAATAAGTACCTTCGACTTGCCACACCCCATCTCCATAAAGTAAGCGTAGTTGCGTTTGTCGTAGCTTCGAACCAGCGCTTCATGCTGGTGAGCATACGGCTCCGTCCTGTAGTTAAACTTCATCCTCGGTCCTCGGTTCTTTTATGTTTGTTACGTTGTAGCGCGGCGACTCTCGCAGCATCTTCTCCAGTTGCCCGCGAGTGCAGTCTGAACCACACTCCTCGAAAGCATCCAGCGCCTCTCGCAGCGACAGCTTGCCGTCCATGTAATCAAACTGAACGCGAATCATTTCTACAACTTCACTCATCCTCTGTTGCTCCTAGCATGATCCCGAATCGGGCAGCTTCGAAATACCAAAATATCTCTGCTGGATCGTGGACCGTGGTTATCATCTGCACTTCGCCAGCCTCGTTCTGACCAAGTATAATTAATTCCTTGAAGTTTTTTGCTGCGGCCTCACACACCTGCGGCACAGGGTCTCTGGCTTTTTCTACTTTGTGAACCGGAAAGCTAAGTACATTGTCGGTCATGTCGCGCATTCTCCTTGGCAGCAGTCATCGATCACGCTGCCACATGCAGCACATTGATAGTGTCCATGAACCTCAACCCGACCAGCACCTCCACAGCGCGGGCATCGATCCTGCATCTCTTCCTCGTGAATCTTGGCAAGCATATCCTGACGCTTGTCCGGCACTATGTGGTGGCGACGGATGTCGCGCCAGCTTGGATCGCGGGGTTTCATGTCTGTTTCTCATCAGCGGTACGGCAAACAATGTTGATAACCACTGGTTCTGTAGACTCTAACGTCATGGCTCGGAACATACTCTCTTCGTTGCGGTAAGACCACGCTTCGCAGATTGCCAGACTTTTAAAACGCTCATCGCTCTGACGCATGTAGCATTTGTTTACCGGCAGACCATTTACATCCGCCGCAAAGCAGACAGCTATTATCGCAACAAACATATCACCCTCTCAGAATCCGTTCCCATGCTTCCATGACCTCGTCGGTCCTGCCCGGACCATAGTCGTCCGGATACTCGGCGATCTTGTCCAGCATCTCATCGACGCACCACTCAATCACCTGAACAGCGGTGCTCCACTTCATAACAGTTCTTGCCTCTGCCTCTGGCATCAGTTTTGTTTCTTCGCTCATGTCCAATCTCCCTGAAATGACATATGATACTTTATTATCCCATGCCATGCAATGCTATCCGCTATTGCCTGCGAATCTCAGGCCACGGACTGACCCTACCAATCGCCGGACGGTCATAGACCTGTGTATTGCGGACAACAGGACCATTGATGCTGCCACCAATGTTTCCTCGATAGGGTTCCTCCTGAAATGTCAGGTCGGCAGGAAAGCTGCCACCAAACATCAGATCAAAATCCGGATCCAGAACCCCTGCATACATGCATGCTGATGGATGAATATAAAACGCTCTGCTCATTTCCAAACCGCCTTCATTCGAACGACGACAGGACGATCTTCGTCCTGCGTCTCGTTGCTTCTGATCTCGAGTCCGCAACCGAGACACTTGATCCTCGGTGCTTTTGGTATCGCGATCTGGCACTTTGGACACATGCCGTGTGCCAGCCGCTTTGCCATTACTCCGTCGCCTTTATCAATCGTCATCTATCCTTGTCTCCACTCTGATGCAGAGTGCTTCCTGATTGATGGGCATGTTTTCCCAAAATGTTTGAGTCGATGCCACATGACACTCTGCCATAGTATCGTAGCCGCCCAGAGACTTGGTGTCGAACTCATCGACACCGTATCCCGTGACTAAAAGCAAAACCCAGACCAGCTTCATTCTTCGTCGTCCGCTTCTTTCACATCCTCGGCAAAAATATAGTTTATGTAGTACCCACCCGTACCCTGCGGCGGCTTGAACTCGAACTCCCTTTGTAGGTAGTTGATGATATCGTTCATCTTAGCCAGATCAGACAGCCACATATCGTTGCACTCTTCGACTGTGCAGCGAATGCTTTTCAGGTCGTTATGGACTTCCAACATCTTCCGACGCATTTCGCGCGTCACTCGCTTGTCATGTACACTCACCTAGAATCTCCCTTCTATAGGTTTCGTCTTCGTAGGCACACTCGTCGCAACGAATGTCCCCAAAATAGCTGGTATGTTCCCAGCATCTCTCGCCGCAGTGGTCGCACTCGACGCCTTGATACTCATCCATCACTGTCCTCCTTTTTATTGTTGTCCAAGAACATATTCTCTCGATGCCACCGCAAGTATTCTCGACGCCGATCACCTGCCCGACCTTTTAATAGGTGTGCAATGGACACATGGTGCGAGATTCCAAACCGACGTAACTCGTCACCGGTCATGTGAAGACTCCGCATCAGCTTGCCGTCATCGGCAAACGTGATCCACGCAGCACGGCCCTTCCAGCCGGTGAAACCTCGTGGACAGATACCATCGAACAGTTCGTCTGCTGCCAACGACAGCATCAACACGTTTGCTTCGTCCGTCCTCTCGTAATGTTTACCTTCTGCCTCGCTGGCACTGTCGGCCTTGATGTGCGACACGCGCAAAAATTGTGGTCTGTCTATGCCGGTCACAGGACACACCGGATTCTTTGCAAGCATCTGTTTACGAAACTTTCCTGTGTCATAGGGCCGAGTGGTCACTGTCTGCTGACGACTCTCGGTAATCTTTACTGGCGTTACCTTGTTGTCGTTGCTGGCGGGCGGCTCCTCGAAAACATCCGCACTCGATGCATACTCACGCAACGCTCTCAGATCGATGTCGCCGTCGATGTAAAACTCCGGACCCACATGCACCAGAAACCGGACCAGCACCTTCGCACCCATCGGGCGCATGTGCCTCGTCCACTTCCCTCCTCCATCAGGGCGCTTCGAAACAAAACTCTCGTTGAACACATGCTTGCTCCATGTGTCCCCCCGAGCGTACTCGAACAGCCTGTTCATGTCGGCACTGAGCCTTGTGCTGTTCGATACCGTCCGCAGGTTTGGAATCAAGCCCATGACTTCTTCGACAGTCTTGCAATCTTTTGCGCGAATCTTCTTGTTTAATGCAATTTCCTTTCTGGTAATGTTCTCGCCCACGCGGAACCGACTCTCTGACTTCGGGTTGTCCCACCCGACACGGTCATGCCACATCTCTGTCTCAGGATGCTTGGTGTGAGAGTCAACGGTCCACGGAACAGGTTTTTTCATCTTCTGTGGAGACACGGGTTCTGCCGGACGAACTTTATGTGGTGCGACGGGCGCACGTTTGCGTCGTACTTCCACCATCACTCTGGTCCTAACACCTACGCCACCCGCGCGCATCCGCCCAGCGTCGGACAGCGCTTCGGCCATAACGCCGCCGAGGGTTAACTTGCTACCCGACAGACTTAACTTTTTTGGATTTTCGCCATTAGAATCTTGGGACATACTCGACCCCCTCGTTCTGTAGCCGCTTGACGGATTTGTACCTACGCCAAGCCGCATCGATTTCATCCTGCGGTGCCTCGTCGAAACACAGATCACCGAACTCGCGCATGAGCCGACGAACCTCGTCGGCCACATGCATCAGTCTGGGATCAGTGGAAGGGGCTGACATCAATCCTCCTTACCGCGTAGTCACGGAACATGCTCAAGATGACAGCTTTGCTGTGAGCAAAAACAGTCAAGTTCACGTTATGGGTGATGCCAAAAGCGGACGTTGGCATTTGAATCTCAACCCAGTACGCCTTTCGTTTATCAATCTTTCCCACCGAATATCTCCTCCAGCTTGTTGATCTGTTCCTGCAACATCTCAGGCGTCGGAAAACGCTGACCTGTCATGTCCTCCTGCACCTCGTCATAGACTCGCAGATTCTGTGCGCCATTCTTCGCGGCCCACGAATCACGGCTCATCCATGCGGCATCCTCTTGCATGCCAATCAGCCAATCACTTACCTTACCCATTGTTTTCTCCCTGATACTCGTAGTTGTAGTTGTATTCAGCATCCAGCCAGTGCCATGCCTCCTCGTAGGCATGATCCCAGTTTGTGTGGTAGCCGGTGGCTACGTCCTCGTCGGCGATACCTTTCGCCCAATGATCGAGGCTAGGCTCATGGTCGAGCGGCAGTTCTTCCATTAGTCCATCCTCTCGCCATCGATGTACTCGGCATCCGGCCACTTGTAGTCCATGCCGTCACCGTTCTCCTCGGCGGTCGGCTCGTACTCCTCGAACTTGCCGTCCTTCTCCCACTGCACATGCAACAGCCCCCATTTGATGTAAAAATGCTCTGCCGACTCAATCGGCAGGGGGCCGTGACTGTCACGCGGCCAATCCTCGATGTGCTTGACCTCCCAGAAATGTGTGGCCTGTACATGGTATTCGGCCTCGATGATCTTCGTCATTTCAATACTCCTCTTGCGGCTCCGGCTCGAACCAGACCTTCTCGCCTGTCTCGCCATGATAGCCCTTGTTGTATTCAGCAATCTCCTCGACGGTCATGTGCTCAGAGTCTATGCGCTGACAGCCATGATCGCTGTACCACTCCCAATGCGGGTTGTAGCGCCGACCATAATACCTGTCCGCCGAACCACGGTCCTCTGGACTGCCATGCTTCAAAGCCATATCAACCCACCCTCTGATAAAGATCGCCGTTCACATATAAAATGTCGTCGTAATAACTGTGACGCTTTGGAAGATGATCAATCAGCCCCGTGCCATCGCAATCAGGACACGCATCAATCTCATAACTGTTGACAGGCTGATAGCCGGTGCCAACACACTGGTCGCAGACAAACTGAATCTTGGTCGCCGGATCACGGTTCATGGTGCATCCCCCACGATCTTTGACAACTTAGCCAGTGCCTTTTCGTATGCTGTTGCCGCTTCATCTTTCCTGTCGGACAGAAGCATTAGTGCCATGAACTCGATCTGGAACTTGGCGTCCTTCACATTCTGGATGATGTCGTCTCTGCTCATTTAGAAGTCTCCTCTCGTTGATGTCTAGGAATGTTCCCACAACATCCCAGCTATGTAAACAGAAAAAACGGTTATATACAGTTTCCCCCATATTTTTTTGTTTTTGTTTTTTATTTTGTAAAAGTGGCGTAACGAGCGTAACGGCGTAACGAGTGCTCTGTAACCGTTGGTCAGCAACAATGTGTTCGTTACACCCTCGTTACGTTGGTTACACGGAGTCAGACCCTTCAGCCATATTTTAGTAAATAGTCTTTTAAAAAATATGACAGAAACTATAATGGCAGAATGGAAAAGCAAAAACGATCTGCCGGTAGACCCGCTGGTTTGAATAATCGCCAGCGAGAATTTGCCCGCTATATTGTCGAGGGTGTTTATTCCAACGCGGAATGCGCCCGTAAGGCTGGCTATGCAGAAGGTCAGGCGGCGAAGACGGCCAGCCTGTTCTTGAATGGCCGAGATTATCCACATGTTGTCGAACTGATAAAAGATTTGCGCGAAGAAAAAGAACGCCGGTACGGCGTCACGCTTCTTGGCCAGTTGAAACGGTTGGACGAACTGTCCCGCAGTGCTGAAGAATCCGGACAATTCTCTGCGGCGATCAACGCCGAGAAGATCAGGTCTGCGCTTGGCGGTCTGACCATCGACAGGCGCGAACAGAACCACACCCACCAGCTTGATAAACTGTCTCGCGAAGAAATAGCGGCGCGTCTTGCCGAGATTAGAAAAAGCCACCCTGCGGCCTTCATAGAAGGCGAAGTGATCGAACATGCCCCAGCCGGAACAAAATCTCTGGAAGTCATTCAAGCAGCACCTGCCGAAGAAATCCCACTGGAATCGAGTTGAAAACCGCACAGGCACCGGCATGCCAGATGTGTATCTGGTTATCGACGGTGTGCCATGCTGGCTTGAACTTAAAGTTATAAAAAAGAACCGCGTCCGCATTTCCGATTCACAAATTGCTTGGCACCTGTCGCACACTAGATGCGGCGGGGCGTCGTTTTTCCTGCTGCGCGAGGAGGGGGCAAAGACTGCGCTCCTATACCGCTCTGCGGACTGCCTTGCTCTCTGCGGCCCGCGTGACAAATGGCCGGAACCTGTCTGCGCGTCCGCGCTTTCAGACATATCTGCGGCCTTGCGATCTGATGCGGTTGAAATCTTGGGCATGAAAAAAACGCGACGTCCCAAGGGAACGCCGCCGCCTGTTAATGAGTTTTAAAAATGATGTTCCGCGCGGGCATTTCCCAGCACAGGACGCAATCCCCACACCCGCCGGTCTTGCCTTCCTGTTCTGGACAGATCAAGCTTTCCCCTTTTACGGGCTGCGCTAATGCTTCACTGTTGGCACTGTCTGGCAAATCAGGACGATCAGACCAGCGAATCCTAAACCGGTCAGGATGCC